AGATACCAAAGGTCCTTTGGCATTGGTCTGAGTCAAATCAAAACCGCGTGTGTCATTGGCACAGTTTTGATATCCTATCCAGGCGCCATTGTTTTGAATCATGATGTCAGCTTCAGACACTGTGCTGTAGTACCATAGTCTGCCATTGGCCGGATCTGTGTCTGGTGCTGTGGTACTGGATGTATATGAGAAGGTAGGAGCAGTGACAAAATTACTCAGTACCAAACTTTCGCCGTCCATTTTGTAAATTCTGCAAAAAGGAGTAGCTGTTGTAAAGCCTGCATCAGTCAAGGGTGATCCTGCTGTGTTGTCCAACAATATACTGCCACCTTGACTATGCACAATTACAATGGAGCCAGCAGAATCAATGCTGGCAGACACATATGGAACGGCTGCCGCACTCACAGCAGTAACAAAATCCGAAGCTGTGCCGGAGCCGCCAATGGTAGCTGTCACTGCAGCACTGTATGTAGACGACCCCGCTGCTGTGGCTCTGATTGTAAATGTGTTGCCCACAGTAAAGGTAGGATCAACTTCAGTGCCAGTGACCACTGTTTGTCCAAAAACTGCTCGCTCCAACAGCAAAAAGCTGCCTGCTGAGTTGGGCTCTGTGTTCCAAATAAAAGAATTTGGCTCCACATACACAGTGCCTACTGGAATGGTTTTGCCGCCATTCACAGGGTCAAGAGCAGCTATGGCCTGACTGTCACCGCCATATGCGGACACTGTTTGGCTGACCCATTCTCCCAAGGTTGTACTGTATTTTTTCAACTTGATAGAAAGACCGTTGTTTACTGGGCTGATGTTGTTCCAAACTGAACCTCCGGGTCTATAACCAGAAGTATCACTGGCACGCCAGCGTGGAAAGTTTTGATTGTAAGCGACCAGGTACTCAGGGCAGTTGTAATCTTCGGCAGCAATGCCCAAGGCTGTGAGCAGCGCAGCACCTCCCACTGGACCTGTTTCTATATTGACAATTCCGTTGGCACCTGTACTGCCGTCGTTGGTTGCATCACTGTTGCCGTACAAGCGAAGATAACCACCTTCAGTAACTCCTGCAGTCACCCCGGTGATGGCAGCAGCATTGATGACTGCAACCAACCCTGCCACTGTGTTGTTTGGTGATGCAGGCACTGTGATCAATGTGTCATTGATGTACATGGTAGCACCCACGGTCAAGGAGGCAGGTGCATTGGTACCATACACAGTGGGCCAAGATTGTTGCCATTCTTGACTGCCCAACAATACCCAATCGTTTTGAGTATTTTTGAACCATATCAAATTGTTGATATCATCTTCTTGATTGGTATTGACCACAGCATAATCACCTATGCTGCCCACTGATGCATTTGGAATCCAATATGATCCCCCCGCTATTCCCGGAGAAGGCGAAGGCCATGTGCCGGCAGTGACGTCGGCCGGATCTGACACAATGATCGGAGTCACAGTGGTAAAGGTACTGTTTATAAAACTCCACTGTTGTAGCCCCCAAGCAGTTTCAGATGTATCTAACCAATAGGTACCATCTGCAGGTTCGCCCACTGGTCTATTCAAACTGGCAGTGAGCTCAGTTAGATTGATGTTGGCTCTTTGCACATAGGCTCTGTTGGTGATCCCCAACGCTGAGTAAGCAGCAAGCAATCCGTATTCGTTGAGTTCATAACCATTGATTGGAGTGCCAGTTGTGGTTTGATAAAAGAAAGGCACACCAAAAGTTGCAGCCAAATCGCGTTGACTGGTTATGAGATATGTTTTATTGGCGTTGGCTGCCAGAGTTCCAGCTGCTACACCAGCTCCGGCGCCTGAAACTTTGTCTTGTGCAGTGGCCACAAGAAAAAATGGTACAGTATTTACTGCTGATGGGATATACTGACTTTCGTCAATGACTGTAACTTCTACGCCTGGTGATATGAGAGCCATAGTGGATTCCTCTATAAGTTACTGATATTTATAGTAGGATCCAAAAAAACTGCCTGTTGAATGCCCTTACGTAAGGTCTGCAAGTAAATAAACCATGCGACCCTTGTGCCAAGTGTGTAATCAACGTCCTGCTGCAGTCAATTGCCATCGCAATGACCGAGTGTACTATCGGTCAAAGTGCGACAATTGCATTAGAAAAAACAAAAAGGCCAAGCCTATTTTGCCTAGATGGCAAATCAGCGGATATAAAAAGAAAATGTCTTGCGACCGCTGCGGATTCAGAGCTAGGCATTCCGCTCAGTTGCTGGTCTATCATATAGATGGTGACCTAAACAATTGTTCGCTGCGTAATCTTAGAACAATCTGTCTAAACTGTGCAGTTGATGTCACACGTTCTGACCAGGCCTGGCGGCCAGGTGATCTTGCACCAGATGCATGACTTGCTGTTGTAGATGATCAAGGGTACTGTTGTTGTCAATCACTGCATCAAACTGTGTGCCTACCCATGCTGTTTCAGACGCATGAATGCCCAGTGTTTCCATTTTCATTTTAGATATGGCCCAGGCCATGTTGGTGGGTCCGGCATTGACATTGATTGCGTCATCAAACCATTGGGGCTCGGGCCCTCGCACAACTCGTACTACTCTACCGCCGGCTTTACGAATTGCAGCAATCTCATTGGGAAATCTACAATCAGAAATCACAACATCATCATGGCTGCGTAACAGTTTGTGCTCTAAACTGGCAATCCAAATATCATCATGAAATCCGTGCCTACAAACTTCGGTGCCCCAGTGTTGCAGTACCCATCTTGGGGTAAGGTGCGGCATTGCCAGTCTGTGTGCCCACCACGGATCAACCTGTTCACGCCAGTCACGTGCCTGTTTGGTACGTCCTTCCAGCATGGTTCTGTCCCATCCAAACACCTGTGCCACAGCATCTTTGAGACTGTTGGCAAAGCTTTCCCTGCGAAATCCATGAAAATTTACTAGATAATCTGCAATAGTGTCTTTGCCAGATCCAATAAAACCACAAATGCCAATGATCATCGCAGTTCCTTTATTTTTAGATATTCTAATGCATCGTGCAAGAGATCGATTTGGCGGCGACAATCCTCCAGTGCATGATGACTGGCAGGATATTTGTCAAGGCTTGGCACCAAGCTATACACCGTGCGAGCATCTCGTATTTTGTAATACTGCCAGGGCAAAGGCATACCATAACTTTTGTAGGCATGTTCCAAGATATTGGCATCGTAAGTAGGTCCATTCATCCAGATTCTGTTGCACTTCCAGCACAAACGATGCAGTTCCTGCAGAGCTTGATCTAAAGCAATTCTATTGTCGGGATGAAACGCTTCTTCCTGCGCAGCTGGTTGTGTGACCCACCAGTCAATGGTGCCTTGTTCAATTTTACGATCTTCTTGACTTTCCAAGGTGATGCGAGCATAATATTGGTGCTCGTAGTAGCCACGTGTGAATGGATCAAAGCACTGTGCAGCAATGGTTAGAATAGTTGCGTCAGGGCCGGTGGCCAAACCTTCAATATCAATCATGCAGTCCATTTTGCTATTATAGCAAAATTATACTGCTATGTCAATTAGCCAATGACCCAAGTCAAGGGCTGTGACGCATCTACGTAGTTGACCAATTGTGCAATCAATTCGTCTTGAGCGGTTTTGGCTTCTGATTTCATTGCAGTGCCATTGAGTGTACCGCCGCCTTGTGGGCCAGCAATGGTACCAAATTTTTCACGGGCTTCACCAATGATCATTTTACATGTTGCAACCATGTAATCTTTGATCCATTGTTGGATTTGCATATCGCTCAGCAACTGAATTTCCGGTTTGAGCTGGTAGGTCCATAACAGCACAGCTTCGCCTGTGCCTTTGGGATCTCTGATCAATTGCAGTCTTTTGGTCACAGGATTGTATGTATAATTCATGTAACCGCCAAACATTCTTGCTGCCAATTCAGTATATTGGCTGTAAAAATCATAGGTAGCCAATCCACCAGCAACATTGAAGTTCATGAGATAAACTTGCAAGCTGGCCTGTGCGAAAGGATCAAAATTTGATGCGAACGGTCCCGTGGCATCGCCAAATGTTCTACGAAATATCTGCCTTACACTCATCACTTCCTGGGGCAAAGTATAGATGTTTTCATCTTTGACCAAGTAAAAAAATATGTAGGCTTCTTCGTAGGCGTTGTTGGCTCTTTGTCTATATGTGCCAATGGTTTTTTGATAGGCTATTTCATAGTGAGAGGGATCCAATTCAAGGTCAATGATCTGACTGCCCAGCATCAATTGGCAGTATTCAATGAGATTTTGCTTTAGGGTAGACAGAGTGTCTTGCTGTAGATCCATGATGCTGTATTTATCGCACTACCAAGCTTTGAGCACAATGAGATGCTCTGTGCCTCGAGCGTTCCATGCAGTTTCTGTGGTAGAGAGATCTTTGAAAATTTTACGGGCCGCAGGTTTGCCGCCAGCCACCACAGCTTTGATAGTTTCTGCAGGTTTTCGTACAGTTTTTTGCAAGGTCTCAGCTGTGCTGAATCCAATCACAGAGTTGTTTTTGACGGTGAAAGATTTGGCATGTTCGTCTGCCACTACGTGAATCAATTTACGTTTCTTGGTATCGTATAACCAAGCTTCAGTTTTGTCCACCAATTGCGCTGCCGGCAATGATTTGAGTTTGAGCTCAGAAAATTCTGTCATTATCTTGAATTTGGCAGCTTTTTTCTCTGCACTAACGGGCTTGACTTTGCGCGGTTTGCGTTCTACTTTTTTGATCTGAACATACGCACCGCAGTCGTCAATTACCAATTCGCAAAACTTTATGATGTTTCGCACCTGAACTTTGTTGAAACTGTACCCTTCAGTGAGCTGTGCGTCTCGGCCGTCTTGCAGTGCTTGGAATTCAAGCAAATGCCGTTGCCACACTGCCTTGATTTCTGATACCATTTGTGGTGCAATGTTCATACTACGCATCACACTGACTGGTTTGAAGTCAGGTGACATTTTAGCGCCTGCCAAGATAAAATCATCAAACATGCCTTCAAGTTCGCCTGCGCAGTCGTGTACTTTGTCGCGCAAACGATCTTGAATGGTGGGTTTGTTGGTGTCTGGTGATTTTGTCACAACCTCCACTGTTTCTGGTTGCTTGATGGTCAAGATTTGTTGAATAAGATTGTCCAGTTGTATTTGTTCGTGGTCATCCAGCTGCAGGCCCATATCTGCCATACGGCATAACCAACCTGTGGTCAAACGAACCTGACTGTCTGGCACAGATCTAATCACGCGAGCGTCACGAGTGCGATCACGCCGGTCCAGATATTCAACTACAAAATCTTTGGCTTCTTTTTTGCTGTAAAAATAATTGTACCAGTTGAAAGCTCTGGTCATGGTGGACAACCGGTTGTCCACAGGCTGCACAGTCCAGCGTGGCTCATCTCCCACATATTTGGTGTCCACATTGCGAGGATTCATGGGTTTGATTGCAGCAAGTTTCATACAGGCTCCTTTGACTGTAATTATAACAACTATCAAATATTCGGTCAACCTGCCCATAAATATGTGACTATGCCACGTCTGAGCCTATATCGCCCAAATCGCACCCGTGACTACCAATTTCTTGATCGTACCATCAGTGAGATGTACACAGTTGGCGGCCTGGATATCTTTGTTCACAAATATATGGGCCCGCAGTCCGGTGGCGAAGATTCTGCGCTGTCTGGCAACGGTGATGCTACCCAACCAATCTATGAAGAAGTCAATGTTTTGAACATTCAAGATCTATTATTGTTGGAAAATCGAGATAGAATCTACGACCCAGACATATACGTAATGCGTGGAGTGTATAGAGTACAAGATGTAGATTTTGACCTCACACAGTTTGGTTTGTTTTTGAACACTGATACACTGTTTATAACATTTCATTACAATGATATGATCGACACTTTTGGTCGCAAACTCATGGTAGGAGATGTGATAGAAGTTCCCAATCTCAAAGATTATCATCCATTGAATGCTGCTTTGCCACTGGCATTGCCTCGTTATTATGTGGTACAAGATGCTGCATTTGCCAGCGAAGGATTTTCAGTGACATGGCAACCTCATCTATGGCGAGTCAAAGCCTCGCCATTGACCAATGCTCAAGAGTATCGAAATATTTTAGATAAACCATTTGTTGCTGAGTATATCTGGGATCCGGGTGATTTTTATCCCATGGGGTCAATTGTAAACTATGGTGATGTTTATTACAGGGCCATACAAAATGTGCCCGCAGGCATTGAAATCAACGATACCACATATTGGTCAGAGTACACACCGCCCACTATTTCTGACATGCAAAGCACCAGGCCCAAAGATACTGAAATCAACGATTCAATCTTGGCACAGGCCAATGCCGAAGTGCCTGCATCAGGCTACGATGTAAAAGATTTTTACATTGTGCCCACACTGGAAAATGGTGAGCCTGCTAACCCGGTTGGATTGTCTGCTGGATCAACAGTCACAGTGGACGGCACCCAGGGAGGCCTTGATATCACGCCCAGAGCAGATGGTTATACTGCAGGTTATCTCACAGGAGATGGGCTGGCACCCAATGGGTTGCCTGTGACCCCGGGAGTGAGTTTTCCCAACAATCCCGGCCTAGGAGACTATTGTTTGCG